TGCAGGCTACGCCCATCAATCCTGTGATTTTGTGTAGTATTTGTCCTTCGGCGGCGCTGACTTTGCGGATGGGGTGGATGTCCAGCTGCGGGTACTCGCGCGAGAGGGTTTCTGCGTAGGCGGTGACGGCGTCGTTGTCGTTGGCGAGACTCGCCAGCGCGTAGCTGATGCCGCCCGCGGCGCCAAGCCAGTCCTGCGCGACGCGGATGTTGAGCAGCATCACGTTGTCCATCGCGTCGCCGCTTTCGATGATGCCTTTGACGCGGAAGGTTTTTTTCTGACCGTTGTCCTTGACGAGGGTGATGTTGTCGCCCACTTTGAGTTCGAGTTGCGCGGCGAGCGCCTTGCCGAGCATGGTGTTGCGGTCGTCAAAGGCGACGCCGACCCAGCCGCCCTGCACCTGCCAGTAGGGGACGAGCGCGGGCAGCGCCGGGAAATCCACGCCGACCAGCGCGACGGGTTGGCGTTCGCTGCGCGCCACCGCATAAAGGTAAGGGCTTGAGGCGTGGTAGAGCGCCTTCGGCATGGCAGCGATGATGGTTTCGTATTGCTCAAGGGTAAACGGCGTTTCGTTTTTCGCGCCGAGGTAGAAGTTGGCGCCGAAGGAGCGCAGCTCGCGGCTCATTTTTTCGTTGATGTCGAAATAGACCGACGCCATCGCTGTTACCATCGCCGCGCCGATGGTGAGGGCGGCACCGCCCGCGGACCCCAGAACTAGGGCGGCTTTTTCAGCCGTCCCTAGATTCTTCCAGGCGTCTTTGATGGAGTCCTTGTTTTGGTGGATGTCAATGCCGCCCTGCACCAGGTCTTTCAGGCCGCCTAATGCCATGCCGGCACCTGCTAGGGCACCGAGGGGCCCGCCGACGGTGAAACCTGCGACACCGGCAGCGGCGCCGGCTAGGAGCTTACCGATGCCGCCTACTAGTTTGGATACCCCACCGAAGCCTTTGGATGCGCCTTGGGCCTGGTTGGCGGTCATACCGTATAGGCTGGCGGTTTGTTCAGCAAGGGCCGTGGTCTGGGCCCGCAGCAGCTGCGCTGCCGCGGTTTGTTTCAGTGTTGCCTCTAGCGCTTCGTAGCGGGCTTCTGATTGGGCTTTGGCCGCTTCCAGGTCGTCGACTGCTGCTTGGGCCCGGGCGACCCGGATTCCCCATTCGGCGGCTTGGATTTCCTTGCTGTTTGCCACCACGGAGGCGGTCAGGTCTTCGACGGTGAATTTGCCGGTGCGGTAGAAGCGGTCAATGGCGCCTTTCATGGCTTCCACGCTGGTGGACCCCATGAGGGCAGACTGCTTACGGGCCTCGGCGAGGGCAGCTTCGGCTTGGGCAATGCTCACGATGCCGCGGGCACGGGTGCGCTCCACGTCCCGCTCCCTGATCTGCAGCTCAGCCAACGCTTTCACCCTGGTGAGGGCGTTGGTTTGCTGCTGCATTTCCAGCTTGGAAACCTCTTGCCGGGTTTTATCCACAATACCGGCGGCTTTCTCTATTTCAGAGAAGAAGCTAGCGATGTGGGCGATGCCTGCGGAGAGGGAGCCGCCAATTTTTTCGGCAATCTCGCTGGCTGCCTGGTAGCGGGATGCCGCCACGGTACGTTCTGCCGCCTCTAGATCAGCGAGGGATTCAGCCTGGGCGGCCCGTGCCGCCGTCAGCTTGTCCTCCGCTTTATTCACTTTTTCCTGGGCGGATTTGACCGCTTTGGCGTTTTTGTCGGTGGATTTTTCCAGGTTGTCGCCGATATCTTCCCGCACCCTGGCGAGTTTCTTCTCGGCGTCGGCGATGCGATCGGCTTTGCCTTTCTTCCTGGCGTCAGCCAAGGATTTTTCGGCGTCCTCAAGTTTTCGCCTATCAGCCTTGGATACCGCGGCGCCCTCTTTCTCGGTTTTCGCCAATTCCTTCTTCGCATCGGCAAGTTCCTTTTCGGCTTTGCTGATGCTATCGGATTCGGTGGCAATCTTTTTCCGCAGCTCATAGAGACCCTTTTCGGCATCCCTCACAACCTCGGCGGAGTCCAACCAGCCACCTCCGAAATGGCGGCCTTCGGCTTGCACAATGACCCGAGCGTCTTCGGCGTCGTGGGCGAAGAGCTTTGCCGCGGTGGAGATTTCCCCAACAGCTTGGTCGAATTTTTCGCCTGCCGCCATGAGGATTTTCGCCGCAGTAGCATTCTGCTTACCGATCTCCGGCAAGGTTCGAGCGATGGTTGACTGGTGCCGCCACTGCTGGTTTGTGAGCACTAGCTCATCGGCGCCGGATTCGTTCCGTCCTCGGACGCCGGATGGCCACCTGCCGCCGGTGTCGAACTTCGGCCCGTACTGCACATACTTTTTGGCCTGGTCAAACAGGCTTTGGGCTTTGCCCCACGAAACGTTACCGCGGCTGGTTTTCACCCCATCCACGGAGGTGGATTCGATGTCGTCCCCGAGGCTCAAAAAGTCGGCAGGATCGTAGTCTTTGCCGTTGATGGTGACGATCTGCCCGGCAATGAGCGGCAGGTAGGCATGGTTGGTGTACTGAGGGTGGGAGGCTGGTGCTGCCCCGCCGCCGATTTGACCGTTACCACGCCCGCCACCCATTTCGACGTTGACAGCTTGGCCGTCGGTGAAATGAATGGTACCTGAGGTATGGCCACCGGCGGGACCACCGTTGAGCCAACCGATGGAAAACCTGGGGCCGCCGCTGCCCAGGCCGGTGCTGAACCCCATGCGGGCCAGTACGGGGCCTTCATCCCCGGTGGCGAACTTGCGTCCGTCGAGTGGCCATCCCACAGCTAGTGCGGCCAAGCCGCTCATCGCGCCACTGCAGTCCCCCCAGTTGGCGAGTAGGCCACCGCCGAGAACATACGGTGCGCCTTCAAGGGAACGGGGGGCTTTCTTACCGTTGACGGTTTCACCTTTAGCGAATCTCAGGAGCTCACCTGGGGTGACGACCCCACCATCAGCCAGAGCCTGCACACCCCCCAGGATCTTATTGAGCTTGGGAGAATCATCATTAATCGCCCGCAGCAAATTATGGTGCTTGGCCGAGGACCTGCGGTTGATAACCCACTCCCCAGCATCAACCCGGGCTGTAGGCCTGCCCTGCCTATCGACGCCCTGGAAACCATCGACCTCGGTGGTACCGGGCCCGGAAAGGGGCAGCCGATACCCTGCCGGGGTGCCGAACAGGCCGCCAGCGGCGAACCCTACAACACCGCCCATAGCACGACGTGCCGGGCTGCCATCAGGGAGAAGCGCGGGACGGGCCCCACCTACATACACGGTTTCCACCGAAATCGTGTGGCGAGATGTGGTGTTTTGCCCGCTCAGGCCATGGATCCGCTTGATGACTTCTGGCACGTTGTCATTGATTTTGACTTCACCGGTACGTTTATCTTTGACCAGGATACCCAGATCGAGCATGCGGGTTTTAACATCTGGGTCGTTGGAGTCGATAACGACTTTACCGCCAGGAAGGGTTTTCGTTTTCAGACCTAGAGCATCAAGCTTTTCGATAGTGCCTGGCACCTCGGCATTATCTATATGGATATAGCCATCGAGGCTGGAAAGCTTGACCCCCATCTGATCCAGCAAGGAAATGATAGAGAAAGCGTCGGGGAAATCAATGGTCACCTGCCCCTCGAAGGGCTCGGAAACCTTTGCCCCCATGGCCTCCAGCTTTTGTCTAGTTTCATCGGTGATCGCATCCGACTCCACCTTGATCGTTTTGTTGTCAGGGATGGATTTGATCTTGTCACCCAGAATCGAGTAGATCTGAGCCGCCGCATCAGCCTCCTTAGCGGCATTCGTCATGGCGGCTGCTTCGGCTTCATGCTGCCTGGTTGCCTCAGCCAGATCGTTGTTGGCGCCTCGGGTGGATTCGGCAAGCTTCAGCGTCGCTAGGTCGGCATCGGTCAGGCCTTTCTTCCATTCCGCGAAGGATTGGGCGGCGTTCTCCTTGGCGGTGGTGCTGCCACCATTAAGATCAGCGAGGGCGGTGGCCACACCCAAGGCGGCGTCTTTGTTGCCGTTGAGGGCGGCTTCTAGATCATCGGCGGAAATCTTAGCTTGCTGCAGCTGGGGGTGGGCATGCATAAAAGCGGTAGTGATGGATTCGGCTTTGCCCTGGATGGCCTCCAGGCCGGATGCCTGCCCCATCATCGCATCCACCACAGTGCTGGATGCGATACCCGCCTTACTGGCCAGGTCTATCAGGCCTTCGCTGGATGCGCGCTGCACCATCACCGACCTGGTGGCTGCCTCCTCAATACCGTTCAAGGAGTTCTTGAGGTCATCAACATTGTTCTTGTGCTGCTGTTCAGCCTTAGCTGCCTTTTCGTTTTCGCTGGCAAACAGGGTAAGGGCAGCGGCGGCACCGGTGAGCGCCAGGCCCCACGGCCCTCCGAGGGCGCCTAGTAGGCCTTCGGCGCCGGATTTCAGCAGGGAGAACCCGCCACGGGCCACACCAACAGCTGCATCACCGATCGAACCCAGGGCAGCGCGTGCGGTGTGGGCTGCTTCGGTGTGCTTTTCCGCAAATGTTTTCAATGCCGGGGAACCCTGCTGGAACGCGGCCTCAGCCTTAAGCACGGCGGCAGCCAAACCACTTTGTTCACCGGTCAGGTAGTGTGTGGTGGCCCCAACCCGGTCCATTTCCACACCAGCATCCTTATAGAATTTTTGGATGCTGGAGATTTGTCCCCGCATTTCAGACAGGCTAGACACGTGCCCCCGCATCTCAGACAGCTTGGACGTGTACTGGCCTACGGTGGTGGTGATACCACCAACGATACCTGGCACGGTGCGGAACGCCATCCAGCCTGCCATGGCGGCCGCCAATAACCCTGGGTGGGCTTTCAGCAGGTCAGCAACAGACTGGAGGGATGGGGCCAGGGCAACGAGCACACCAGATGCTGCATGCAAAGTACCGAGGAAAATATTCCAGGTGCTAACGCCGAGGGCTGCGGATGCCTGCCCCAGAGCAGTAGCCACGGTGGATACCACGGGCGCCAGGGCTTTGCCTGCATCAAGCACGTCAGTGAAGGCCGCCTGGACGCCGGTAAGCATGCCTTTGCCCTGATCGGACTGCATAAAATTCGACACAGCACTCTTGGCATCCTTGAGCCCTGGCACTAGGTGCTGCTGAAGGAAGGTGTCAATATCAGCCGCAACTGGTTTGATTTTGGTTTCCAGGCCGTCGATGGCGCCGGTGGCGGCCACCAGGCCGTCCTTCGCCAGGCCGAAGAATGGTTTCAACGCGGTAGCGCCCAGGCGGCCCAGGGCTGCCTGAGCGTTAGCTGCGGCACCCGTGAAGGATTCGCCCATTTTCAAGGCGGACCCGCCCATGCCGGCACGCATGGCTTTTTCGAAGGTTTCGAAGTCAATCTTGCCTTTGGAAACCATATCCGAGATTTCGGCGGAGGTTTTCCCGGTCTGTTTGGCGAGCAGCTGGAGCACGGGAATGCCCGACGCCATCAGCTGTAACATATCATCGCCCTGGAGTTTGCCGCGGGCGGCAATCGACCCGAAGATAACGCCAACGTCTTGCATGCTCCGGCCGGCAATAGCAGCGGTGTCACCCACGGTTTTCAGGGTGGTTTCCAACTGCTGGCCGGGTTTAATGCCTGCGGCAACCAGGCCTGCAGCAACGGACGCGGCCTCCCCCAGTCCAAAGGCGGTGCCCTTCACCGAGGAAAGAGCATCATTCATGACCCCGGCAACGGTCTTGGTGTCGTTACCTAGGCCGAGGAGTTTCTGCTGAGCATTCTCGATAGCGGTGAGGCGACCCATGCCTTTGGCCATGGCGGTGCCGATAAGCCCACCTGCCGCCACACCAGTGGCGAGCGCCCCCGCCTTCAGTGTCTTACCCCCCCCCGCCAACCGCGCCGCCACCCCCACCGCCGCCCGGGAG